GCGAGCGAACCGTCTTTTGATCCCCTCACAGCGGCCGCCTGGGATAGAGACTGGTCTTGAAGATCCAGCATATCACAGAACGGAGCCGTCTTTCGAATAGCGCTTTCCAAGGCGCTTCTGTGAGCCTGCTGCATCCACACGGCTTCCGCCGGATGGATGCAAATGAGTCGAGGCCCGCGCGCGTCTTTAGGGACGCACGTGAGCTTGACAACGAGGCTGCCTTTCTGCGCAAGACGCGCGGACAAGGGCTTTGGGGAGCAATCGAGAGGACCTCCGCAGGTTTCCTCTCTTGTTACGTGTTCGGCATTCATAGCAAGCCACAGTTGGCGAGCGCGAGCTTCCGATGGAGTATACACCCTTGCGAGGGTGTTCCAGGAAGCGCGCACTACCTTAGGCTTCGCTTTTAGTGCGTCGGCAAACACGCCGATCTGATCCTCTATGCAGGAGACCCTCAGAGGGTCGAAGTCACCTTTCAACGCAGGACACCTGGGCGGGAATACCGCTCCAGGGCCGTGACGCGGAGTGTGAACTTCTCGTCGAGCTGCCTCGACAAGTCTCCTGATTATCGACGCCGCCTGAGCAAGATAGCGATCCCACTCTCCACCAGAAGGCGGAAGAGGAGGGAATACCATCTTACCTTCGGCATCGACGATTCGAGTGACGACTCCGGATCCTGTAATACGGATTCCGGTGGCCGCGCAGTCTCGATCGTTTGCGAGGAAGCAGTCAATGGCTGTCTTTCTTTTTTCTGTTTCATACGTGTAGTTCGCTTTATAAGCGACAAGGAGCGCCCCTCGCAGAAGCCGGACAATCCGGGCAACTTCTACGGGTCGCACATATAGGTTCGTATGGATCCAATACAACTGCTCTCGAATGGGAGCGGTTATTGGCTGTTCTAACGGAGGCCTACGTGCTGCATCATTTAAGTATGCAAGCATCTCCTTATCAATCAAAGGAGCTTCTTCTAGAAGCCACTTCAGCAAGTTAGTACCGGGAACCTTAATAGGCCCGACACATATTGCCAACTCTGATTGTATCGCCGTGAAGGCCCTCTCTGGGAGGGACACCGTGTACGTCGTTGATACGCTGTTCATATTATTACTGATTGAGGATTATGTCAAGTGTCTGAGTTTAGCTCAGACGCGACTTGAACACGTCATCAGTCAGCGCCGTGGTGCTCAGAATCTCAACGATTCGAGTGAGCATCGGAGCAACATCCTCAGTCCAATCCAGGGCAGCATCCTTAGGG